AAGGGCTATGACGCATGGATACGAGGCGAAGTAGCCATCATGCAAAACAAAGACCGAACAAAATTTGTAGAGTTCCGCAGAGAAGCCAAACCTAGAATGGCTAGAACAACGGGCTTGCAAGTGATTAACGGAGAGATTAAGATTAGGGTGGGTATAAGCAATATGAACGATTATACGAATCAAACACTTGACGAGCAACTGAAGGGGAGATAACAATGGCGGTAATCAACGACTATAAGTGTGAGAAGCATGGGTACTTTGAGGCTAGAAAGCCTCAATGTCCAATGAAAGGGTGTGCAGCAGAAGTCATGCTGGTTTTTTTACAAGCACCATCTCTAGTCTCAGAAAGGACTAAACGAAATGATAAAACGGTTAAGCAACTGGCTATGGACTTTGATATGTCAAACATCAAGTCAACCCGCGAAGGAGAAAACCAAGCCGGCTTCTTCACGCGCAAAAACAAAACCAGCAAAAAGCAGCTCGAACACGAAAAAGCCGCAGCCGAATCAAAGCAGCGCGAAGCGCGCCCGGGGGACTCGGCAATCTGGGGCGGCAAAGGCGGAATGAATATGGGGTCTATACTGGGAGGAAATCAGTTCCGTTCAGTAGCTGGAGAGTCCGTTGGTTTCAATCCAAAAGATGCTGGCAACTTGACGGGACCTAAAGCGGCAAGTTATATTGCAGACCATGAGAACCTTACTGTGAAAAAGTAAATGAGAATCCCAGAGAACAACGAAGCTAGAGAAGTTTTTTACCTTGATTTAATTCAAAAGTGCCTAGTTTCGATAGATGAACGCAAAGCGGATTATTCTTCTTTGCGTTCATGGTTCTTGTTTGGTAATGGTCCAGATGAAGGTCCGGCAATCTTTAATAAGATTTATCCGCACATTGACCAGCTCACCAGCTTCTTATATTCAGCAGAGACAACACGATTTTCAATTAATACTGGCGCTTCAGTACCAACGCTAGAGCAAATTAAAGTACCAACCTTAACAAAAGCCCTCAATGATGAGTGGCTCAATTCCAATGCAGACCAAGTGTTTAGCTTGGCATTGACATGGGCTTTAGTGTTCAACACGACTTATGTAAAACTTGTGATGAACAACGGTATTCATCCGTTTATGATTGAGCCGTCATCTATGGGTGTGTTGCGCGAAGATACGCCGCAATCCGATAGACAAGAAGCCATTGTTCAAATTTATTACATCACTCGCAGCGAGTTGTACAACAGACTGTACAAACATCCTAAGCGCGAGCAGATTGTTAAGCGAGTCACTTCAGGCTATCACGCTAAAACCGATGAGGTTCCTGAGGGCGTCAATCGAATTATCATGTCGCAGTCTCAGCCTGAAATGTACGGCAATGTTGATTTAGACTTAGCTGGCATGAATCGCTACAAGGCTCGAGTAGCTGAAGACACAATCAAGATGCACGAACTTTGGGTATGGAATGACGATACTCAAGATTATCAAGTAGTGACAATGGCAGACCCCGATATAGTCATTTATGACCGTCCGGGCGCGTCTTTGTTTCTTAAAGGCGAATGTCCTTTTATTCAGATTACTCCTAACCCTCAGTTTGATTACTACTGGGGCTTGTCAGAGGTTCAGCGCCTTGTACAGCTACAAGGATTGCGTAACAACCGCATGACAGAGGTGCTTGATTTACTTTCTAAACAAGTAAACCCACCAACCGTATTTACTGGCTTTACTGGCATTACCGATGAGAAAGCGTTTGCTTTCCAGCGCGCAGGATCTTTTGTGTCTAACGATATGCCTAACAGCAAAGTGGACAGACTCTCGCCCAATATGCCGCCAGAACTTTTTGAGGTGATACATGAAGTCGATGCGATGTTTGCTGAAGCCAGCGGTATCAGTAGCGTTCTTAGTGGTCGTGGCGAGCAAGGTGTACGCTCCGCTGGACACGCAAGCCAATTGGCTAGACTTGGTTCAAGCCGCGCTAAGAAACGCGCTCTCATTGTTGAAGATAGTTTAGAGAAAGTCGCAACGCTGTATCTCAAGCTCATGCAAGCCTACGACAATACTCACTTCCTTGATGAGTACGGCAACAAATTTATTGCAGAGCAATTTACTAAAGACTTTGTGGTTAAGGTGGACGCCCACTCTAATAGCCCAATCTTTACTGAAGATTTGCGCTCGCTTGCATTTAATCTATTTAAAGCGCAAGCTATTGATAAGCAATCTTTACTTGACTTGCTTGAGCCACCAATGAAAGAATTGCTAAAAGATAGATTAAAGAAGCGTGAAGAAAATGCAGCACAAGCTCAGGCAGGAGGCGCCGCTTCAGCAACACCAGCGCAGCCAAAGCCTAAAGGTGGTAAACCAGACTTGAAATTGGCGGAGGGCACATAATGGCAACTAGAGGAACGGTATCTCCTAAGGCGGACCAGCCTAGGGTAAGTACTAGCTCATTACGCGAGACTCAAGCTCCAGCAAATTTGCAGTATCGTGTACAAGGAATTAAAACATTTACAGGTAGAGATACCCGTAAAAGTGGTAGAGAATTAGGTAGGGGATAATTTTTTAGGAGATTATGATGCGTAAAAGCTATAAAAAAAGTCGGAAGACTCGTAGATAAGGTTTCCTTCACGGGAGAAAGGGTTGTGGCTTCCTTACCCTATAAATAGGTCGCTGCCTTCGTATTGGAGATGAAAATGCGTAAAGCTCGCAAAGGTCGTAAAGCTCGCAAGTAATCCGTAAGGATTGCTTTGGGTGACCAAACAAGTCCTACGGGGAGGAGGAAACTAAATAAACCTCCCCACTTGACAATTTGTGATAGTTAGAATAAATAGTATTTAACTGTTAATTAAGGAAATATATGAGTGTTCCACCAGATAAAATGATGGAGTTGATTAAAAACCAACAACCCGGCGGGGCGCCAGCTCCAAATATTACGCCTGAACCACAGGCAAACGGTATGTCGGATTCTTCTACCGCTCCAATGGGTACACCAATGTCAACGCCTGAACCTAAAATGGGTAACAAAGAAGGCGCAATGGTAAACCTTTCAATGGCTCAAGACTTGTTAGAACAAGCGCTTCCTTCCGTTGGCTCAGATAGCGAAGAAGGTAAAGCAATTCTTAATGCCATTAATGTAATAAACAAAGTTATCGGTCCTCGTAAGGGCAAAACTAAAGAGTTGCAGCAATCTGAAATTTTGCAGATGCTTCAAAACTTGCCTCAAGCTGGTGGTGCAACGCCTGAAGGTACAGCAATGTCTAAAGCACCGGCAGTACCGAATATGCCTCCAATGCCAGCAATGGCGGCGGCGGGTCCAACACCTCAACCGAGTCCAGCTCAATAAGGAGAAATCATGGATTTATTTAAGCCAAGAGGCGCGAGCCAACCTCGCCGTCCTACTGACAATACGCAACAACACGGCGTTATTACTAACACTCCACGCTTTTCACAGCTTGGTGGTTTAGATAGCCCAATCAAAACCGGACCTAAGAACAAGATGCAAGTTCAAAAGCCCGGCGATGGCAAAAAAGTAATCTAAATCAGAAAAGGGGATAAATTATGAGCTTAGAAGACCTATCGTTTGAAGCAAGAGACCAATTGGCTGCGCTAGCGCAACAGTTGTCTGAGAATCCTGATACTCGCAAGGAATTTTTGCGCTTGACCAAAAAAGCCAAGCCAGATTTGAATATTCCTGAATTAGATATTGAGGATTACACAAATAGAGTGGCTTCCGCGTCTGAAAAACGCGTACAGGCATTAGAGGCACAGTTGCGAGAGCGCGATGCTATCGAAGACCTTAATAAGCGCCGTAACAAGCTAATGAAAAAAGGCTTGGCGAGTTCTGATGAAGATATTGAGCAGATTGAAAAAGTCATGCTTGAAAAAGGTATTACGAATCACGAAGTTGCCGCAGAGTATTGGGACTGGATGAAACAATCCGCTGAACCAACACCTACCGGCTACAATCCAAGCGCAGTCAGCAAGTTCGACCTAGGTAAATACTACAAGAACCCAGTTGGCGCAGCTCGAGATGAGGCTTCAAAAGCATTAGCGGAACTTCGGAGAAATCCGAAACCAATTGGTTTTTAAGACGCAGTAAATGGGGATATTTACTTTTAACGGAGATTTATTATGCCAATAGGCGGAGGGATTG